GCTGACATGTTGGGAATCAACCTTACCCACCTTCCATCTTGCTTCTCAAACAGTCCATACAGTCGTGTCTCTTTCATTGATGTTCACCTCCATTTCTTAATCATCTTCAGTGCTTCTGCTGCTGTCCAGTAAGGGCCGATTGAACACTTGTACCTGTACGCTGTCATAATAATCCTGCCACCTTTGTGAGAAGGTAGCCTAGTAATCCACCAGGTATTCATAGATATTCACCTCCTTCCATTAGTCATTCAAACCAGCACCCTACGCAGGGTACTGGGTTCAACAACCACTTAATCCATGAAGCTCTTCACGAAGTTCCCAACACCTTCCAGTGCGTGATCTATCCATTTCATGTCGCCTGTGAGAAAGGCACTCTTGATCTCATTCAGTGACTCACCTACTGATGGGTAGGCAGCGAACCTAATGGTCTGTCTTTCCTCACTGGTGAGTGGTGCGCCCTTGTCGCTGAGTTTGTCACGCAAGTCCAGGCACCTTTTGCTCGTCTCACCGAGCAACTGCTTTACATGTGCTAAGTCCATCTATATCACCACCTTTCCTTAAACAGCGGTCAGTCAAAACGTCATTTATTGACATTTCTTATTCAATGAGTCAGCACAAGGCGGACACACTGCTATTTCTTTTGCTATATTTCCATCAGGCTTGCGCTCTACCACCACCTTAGTTTGTGGTATCCTTGGCCCGATTGCTTTATTGCATTGCTGGCATCTGTAACACATATCTTGTCACCTACCTTTCTTAAAAGTTAGGGAGCTAATGCTCTAACACCAGCTCCCTTTTGCTTTGGCTCTTACCTCATAGGCTGCCCTCCAATTTAAGGTTAGAACTATCTCCATCATGCAAGAGTATTATAACATATTATTAACCAGATGTCAATGATTATTTTCAAGCGTGTATCCGTGTAACCGTGTAGCCCTGTATTCATACATGGTACATGATACAGGGTACAGTGGTACAGTCTTAGAATTGAATGAGCTTGGTCAGTAGCAGATCTCTTTTAGTCTTTATTATATATATAGATATATATTTATATAAGAAATAGGTAATAAGCCCTTTTTTAAGCTTAAAAGGTGTTAAGATATTTATTTTAGACTTGATTTGGATGACTTGGTTGGATTTAAGACTGTACCACTGTGTAGGGTATGATGATTAAATACAGGGCTACAGGGCTACAGGGATACAGACTGGGATCATAGAAAGTGGGCAAAGAAAAAGGCCTGGGAATTGCTTCCCAGACCATTCGGGATTTATACTGGCTTGAGTCCAAGCTTTTCCAATACCTTTTTGTCACCGTTAGTGGCGGTATCCCAAGCCCGTTTCAATTTGGTCTGACGTGATTCGCCTTCTATCCGCCAGATACCACCTACCAGCCGTTCCCATAGGGCTTTCATCTCCGCTTCCATCTCGGCAGGTGTCAGTTTCATATCCTTTTCCTTGGCGCATTTGTCAGCCAGCTTCTGTTTGGCTCCGTAAGCGATCAGCATTTGTGGGACGTTTTTCAACTGGGCGAAGTTGGGATAGATCTTGGTCAGATCAAACGTCAACTTCTTGGAAGTTGCCAGTATGGTCACGACCAACTTGGCCTTATCCAGATCCCATGATAAGTTAGCTTTTGGCATGTATATCACCTCCGTTCATGTCCAGCGTTACCAACTACCAAGGGTAGCATGGTTATTTCTGGGCAACCATCAACCATCGTGTGTTTCAATGAACTGGCCGCATTATAACATTTTCTGCGTTCCATGTCAAGCGAAATCGGCAAACGTACAATGGGTATGGCTCTGCGGGTGGGGCTGGAACAAACGTGGAACTTAGTTCCACAAGGCATTGGAACACCCTTGGAACACCACAGGAACACCCCCCCACCGAGCCCCATGACCCCCTATTGAACGCTTTTGATTGGGTACCTCAGCCCACACGAGCCAAATTTTTGAAGACCTACTTAGATGACATTAAGAAAAGTCAATTATTGACATTATGTCTCGTAATGGCCTAAGAAGGTCATCTCTTGAAAATAACCCTTGACATCTGAAATTTCGTGTGTTACGGTTACTATAGGTAATAATGCCTATATTGGAGTAGCTATATGGGTGGCCCTGGTTCAGGTAGAACAGAGATTCCTGTTGATGTAGAGACTTTAATGGATCTAGGGGAGATGGGTATGACTCAGAAAGATACCGCTAAGGAGTTGGGTATCAGCGTACCTACCCTTACTAAGAAGATTGCTGACATCCAAGTCAAGCAGGGTATCCTTATCCAGTATAGAGCACTTCAATCCCTCCAACTCACAGAGCTACAAGCTCGTGTCCTTGAAGCCATAACCCCTGAGAAAATCGCTGATGCACCTCTTCGAGACCTTGTGGTCTGCTTTAAGATCTTGAAGGATAAGGAGCTCGTTCTCGAAGGAAAGCCAACGGACATCAAAGGTCTGGTGGCTTATCTTATTGAACTGGAGAAGGAAGAGGCTGCACTGGTGAAACCTGTTGATGCTATTGATGGTGAGTTTGAAGAGATTGGGAAGATGGTTAAAGACATCACTGATCCAGAGTATGTACCTAAGCTAGGAGGCCAAAATGCCAGGTGAAGTAGCGAAGGTAGATGGGTACCAAACGACTTGGGGTGGTAGAGTTGTTGGCAAGGCAAAGAAGAAGAGGCCCAAGAAGGTAGCACAAGCACAACTCAATCTCCTGAGAGGTGTCAAACATGGCTGGAACCCAACTGGTGCTCCAGCGAGATATAAGAGGGTTGCAAAACCAGGCAGGTAATGGCTGTAGCTAAACCAAGAGACGATCTAACTCCCAAGAGCATATTGGGTAGAGTCTATAAAGAGAAGACTGGTAAGGAGTTAGGACAGATAAAGCGTGACATATTGAGCGAAGTCGCTATGAACCTTATTCCTGGCGGAGGCTTTGTCGCTAAGCCAGTGACAATGCTCAAATCTCATGCTCTTGGGAAGACAGCTATAACTGGTCTTAGGCAAGGAATGGGGAGGAAGGTGTGGCCTTGGCTGAAAGAGATGTGGAAGGTGCCACGAAGGGAGTATGCAAGGATCAAGGATATAAGTGTAAAACCTCCTCGTGGAAACGTATATGGGTCATTTGATACAGCAACAGGCAAAATAGAGCTATACAAAACTCGCTTTCCACAACGTAGTACTCCTACACATGAATTGGCTCATGGTAGGCACTCAATTCCGGAGCTCGCAGAGAAGGGCCCTGTAGGAGAAATGATGAGGCTGGCTACTGAACTTGAGAAGAAAGGTATAGAACCACTTGTCAAGAAACTACCTTGGGAGATGCATGCTGAGTCAGTGGCTGCTGAGGTTGCAGGGAAAGGTTCTCGTTTGTCTCAAAGAGAGTATGACGTAGTTTTCAGAAGGCATCTTGGAAAAGCCGCTAAAAGAGCAAGAGCTATAAAGAAAGACTTGCCAGGTCAGGAAGAAGAATATATAACCGAACTCCTTGGTTCTGTGGGGCTTTAATGCAAGCTGGAATCCTAGCAAAGTTAAGAGAATGGAAAGACAGTCCTTTACGGTTTGTAACTGAGTGCATTGGAGCTACTCCTTCAAAGCAGCAGGCTGAAGCTCTTGCACTTCTTCCAAAGACCAAGAGGCTTTCCATCCGCAGTGGTCATGGAGCTGGCAAAGATGCTTTCTGCGCATGGGCAGCACTATGGTTTATGAGCACTAGGACTTATCCAAAGGTTCCCTGTACAGCGCCCACAGCAAGACAGTTGTCTGATGTTCTTTGGAGCGAAATGTCAAAGTGGTTAAGACAGTCAAAGGTCGCTGCTGAGTTTGTTCTGCAGAAGGACAAGATGTTTCATAAGGATGCTAAGGAAGAATGGTGGATGAGAGCTATTTCACCTTCTGTCAAGGCAACCAAGGAAGAGCAGGCTGAAACACTTGCTGGACTTCATGCTGATCACATGCTGATAATCGTTGATGAGGCAAGTGGTGTTCATGATCCAGTGTATATCCCTCTTGAGGGTGCCATGACTCAGCCAGACAATAAGGTCATACTTATTGGGAATATGACTAAAAATACTGGCTACTTCTTCAGGACTCACTTTCATCCAACTATGTCTAAGAATTGGGGGAAACTGCATTGGGACTCAAGGAAGAGTGAACTTGTTACTAGCGAAATGGTTCAGTACTTCATTGATAACTATGGGATAGACAGTAACGTCTTCAGAATCCGTGTTATGGGAGAACCTCCGATTGACGATGAGATGACTTTCATTCCACTGTCCTGGGCTATATCATGTATCGGGAATACTATGGAGGTCGATCCTGATTGGCCATTGTATCTTAGTGTTGACGTTGCCAGATATGGAGATGATGATAGTATTATCCTGCCCAGAAGGGGCATGAAGATAACTCCTTGGGAGACCTTCAAAGGGATGCATACGATCAATCTCTCGTACCATATTGTACGAACCTTTACAGAGATGGAAGCCAGCGGTGCTGGCATAGATGAGATTGGAATTGGTGGAGGTGTAGTTGACTGGCAGCAGCATGATCCAAGAGGGCTTGGGAACAAGGCTGTTGGAATCAATGTTGCTGAGTCTTCCAGCAATCCCAAGCAATGGTATAGGCTCAGAGATGAACTCTGGGACAAAGTAAGATACAACTGCATGAAAGCGCTATATGAATTCCCTGACCAGAACATTCGCCTTTTTGGGATGGATATGAATCTCGGCAATATTATAGCTGATGAGTTGGCAAGTGTGAGATACAACCTTGATAGGAACGTGCTTAAGATCGAAAGCAAGAAGGATATGAAGGCTCGTGGAGTTAAATCTCCAAACATCGCAGATGCGCTTGCCTT